CCCTGGCTGTGCGAGGAGTTGTGCGCAGTCGGAGTACGGGCGTTGGTCAACCGGGTGTCGTCGCCCTGCACCACCTGTGAGGTGGAGGCGTTCCCCGAGGGAGGTACGTCCTTGGCCGCAGCCGTCCCGATGGTGCCCAGGTCGGTGATGTTGGCCTTGGTGTGGGTGTGCGCGGTGGGCGTGCGCGCGTCGCTGAACCTGGCGTCGTTGCCCAGCGGCACCGTGGTCGAGGTCTGTCCGGTGGGAATCTGGGCGATCGGCACGTCACCCGCAGAGTCCAGGGAGGCGACCCCGTTCAGGGCTCCCTTGGCCGAGGTGTCGATCTTGTTCGCCAGCGCAGGAACCGTGGGGTTCGGGTAGGTCCCGGCCAGGTCTCCTCCGGCAGCGCCGGTGACCCCGGGGATGGTGACCCTGGCCTCGCCGGTGACTCCCTGCACAGCGGTCACGCCCGCGCCCAGGAACACCATCTGGGTGGCTACCGGGACCACCGTGGTGGACTCGTCCACGATCGCCATCGAAGAGCCGCCACCGGCCCCTGGCGGGCCCTGAGCACCAGTGGAGCCGGTGTTACCGGTGTCCCCCTTCGCGCCCTGTGGTCCCTGGGGGCCCATGATGCTGGCCCGCTGGGTCCAGGCGCTGGCCCCGGTCTTCTCGTAGACGAGCCCGCCGGTGGTGTCCAGGTACCAATCCCCGACCGCTCCGGTAGCACCGCCAGGCGCTCCAGGACCCGACCACCAGACCTCGGCCTGACCGGTGGCACCCGTGTTGCCCTGTGGACCCTGAGCACCCGTGTTGCCGATCGGACCCTGGCTGCCGGTGTTTCCGATCGGCCCCTGGGAGCCGGTGTTTCCGACCGGACCCTGGGTGCCCTGTGGGCCGCGAATGTTCCCGCGCAGCGTCCACACGGTGGAGGCGGTCTTCTCGTAGATGTCCCCGGTGGCGGTGTCCAAGGACCAGTCCGCGATCGCTCCGGTCCCGCTCGCGGGGGCACCGGACTGGGAGAACCACTTCTCACCCGCCGTGCCCTGGATGCCCTGGTTGCCCTGTGGCCCCTGACTACCGGTGTTGCCGATGGGACCTTGGACGCCCTGGATGCCCTGGGATCCGGTCAACCCGATCGGACCCTGCGGGCCCGTAGAGCCCGTGTTCCCGGTCGGTCCCTGGACGCCCTGGGCTCCGGTCAGCCCGATGTCGCCCTTGTCGCCCTTGACTCCCTGGTCGCCCTTCATCGCGACCAGCTTCACGATCGCCATCTTGGTGTGGGAGGTGCCGAGCGTGATCGAGCCCGAGGTGGCGTTCTCCGAGGCTGTCATCTTGACCGTGTGAGTGCCCACAGACATCCCGGTGATCACCCAGTTCTGGTGCACCGTGGCTCTGACGTTCGCTGTGGAACCGCTGTTGAAGACCGCCTGTCCGGGCTGGATGACGCCATCGACCAGCAGCTTCCCCACCGCCACCGCGTTGTCCGCGATCGTTGAGGAGGTCGTAGCACGGAAGTCGATGGCAGCAACCACCAGGAACCGGTCGTTGGGATCGGCCACCGAGACCGGTACGGACATCCCAGTGATGTCGGCATCGACATTGGTCAGGGTCAGAGCCGCGGTGGCCTGAGCGGTGTAGGTGTCGGCTGGTCCACCTGCTGCGCCGCCACCACCGATCCCGACCCAGGTCCCCTGGGCGTTCCACGAGGCCTGTCCGATCCGCCCCGAGCCATCTCCTTTCAGCGAGATCATCGCCCCACCGGCATCGGTGGCCCCGCTGCGGAACTCGGCAGGACTGGAGGCTGGGAAGGCCGGTGGACTGGTGCTGCCCGAGGTGTCCGGTGGAGCAGACGCTGCAAAGTTGGCGTTCAGCACTAGCAGCTTCCACGGGGTCAGACCGGTGCCGATGGTGTTGCCCTGGTAGTGGTACTGGGTGCGCGTGGGTGTGCCGGTGTCCCTGGACAGGTAGAGCGCGACCGCGTTCGGGTCACCATTGCCGGTGGCGTTGATCGCTGGCGTGGTCAGAGTCAGCCGCGCGCGCTTCTTCATCGGGATGTTGACCAGCGGCGAGTACGGGGTCTCGTAGGTGTTCACGGTGTCCCGGTAGGAGCACACCGCCTTCCAGGCAGGAGACTCGGTGGTCCACTTGTTCCCGGACTCGTGCTCGTACAGCACATTGTCGGTGCCCAGGGTCCAGAAGTTGGTCCCGTCGTAGCCGATCCCAGCTGGCGCGACGTTGGGCGCAGCGAAGGTCTCGGTGGTGAGCTGTCCCTTGGTCGGACCATCGAAGACAGCGGTGTCGCCGCTGGCCTGGGTAGTGGCCACGTAGCGTGGACCGCTGAGATCACCGGGGCCGTAGTAGAGCCCGGCGATCGGGTACATCATCAGGTTCGGGCCCAGGGTGTCGGTGCCGACGTAGTTCAGCCCGTCCGAGCTCCACATCGCGATGTCGTCGAGCTGGAACTGGTTGACCATCGAGCACGGGGTCACGAACTGCAGCGCCACCTTGGTGGCGTTGTCCGGGGCAGTGGCCGCGTTGGTGTACTGGCCGACCGTGATCATCTGGGTGCTGTTGCCCGGCTGCATCTCCGAGCTGAGCTGGTCGGTCTGGATCAGGGTGTTGCCGGAGTCGTACCAGAGCGCCTTCAGGGTCACGTTCTGAGCGGTGGCGAGTCGAGCCCGGAACTGCCACCGGTACTGCACCCGCTCGGAGATCGCGAACGAGGCGCAGGTGATGGTGGTGGTCTTGCCGGTGTTCGTGGTGGACCACTGCATCGAGTGGGTGCCACTGATCGGGTTGGATGCCGACCAGCTGAGGGTGGCGTTGACTGCGGTCCAGCCGGTGAGGTTGGTCTCGAACTGGCCGTTCGGCACCAGCTGTGGGCCGAGCACCGCCGCCGGGTTGAACTTCTGCACCTTGAAGTAGGGCGAGTCGCCGTCGTAGTAGTAGTGCCCCACCAGGATGTTCGTGCCGTCGTAGCCCATCGAGAGACTGGTGACCGCGCCCATCAGTCCGGTCTTCTCCGGGTAGATCGGGATCTGCACACCCGGGCTGGTCATCTGAACCAGGATCAGATCCCCGGCTCCGGGCGACCACAGGAAGTAGTTGCTCTGCGTTCCGCCTGGGATGTGGGTACCGGCTATCCCTCCACCGGCGCTGGTGTAGTAGAACGCCGAGCCGATCATCCCGTCGTAGGCACCGGCTGCGGTGAACTTCAGCATCCGGATGGTGGTTCGGCTGACCAGGGCGGGATCGACCCCGCTCACGGTCACCATCCAGCGACTCAGGGTGTCGTCCCAGATCATGTCCTGGACAGAGCAGCCGGTGAAGTTGTAGCCGGTCAGCGGCACCGCCTTCCAGTCGATCGTGAAGCCAGGGGCAGTACCGGGCGCGGTGACACCGCTGGACATCGCCAGCCTGGCCCCGCGCGCGATCTCGTTGGTCAGACTGCGCAGCGTCGCGGTGCCCTGGACGGTCAGGTTGCTGACCTGGGCCTCGCCCTTGAACACGCTCTGACCCGGCTGCAGGACGGTGGTGTCCAGTGGGTCGTTGGGGCCGACCACAGAGATCCCAGCGGGCGTCATCTCCACATGCCCGCCGCCGGGAGCATCCGGTGTCTTGATCTGAGCCCCGACCACCAGCCCGGCAGTGAGCTGACCGCTCTTGATCTTCTCGGCCAGCACATCGCCCAGGTAGGCGTAGCTGGAGCTGATCTCCTTGGTGGTGATCGCATCCGGGGCGATCGCTGCACCGTTGAACTGCTTCAGCTCCCAGGAGTCGCCGTCCCAGTAGCTGATCGCGTGCCCGTTCCCGGTGTCGAACCAGAGGTCGTTGATGGTGAACTGAGCGGCTCCGTTGGCAGGCTGAGTGGGTTCGTTGGAGTCGTAGTAGACGGTGTTCTTGCCGTCCGCTGTGGCCTGAGCCGTGGGGATCATCTGATCCTGGACCAGGTACCAGCCGAGGTTGGGCGGCACGTCGATGGCCACCGCGTTCTTCGCGCTCGCGGAGTACTGCTTGTAGCCGTCATCGGTGTCGAACCAGATGTCGCCCTTGGCCAGTGCGGTGGGCGGGCTGTTCTGGTAGAAGCTGGTGACCTTGGTGATCGCCGTGGCCTGAGCGGTGTCGGCCTTGCCCACTGCCGTGTTCGCGGTGTTCTGGGCATCCGCGATGGTGCCGTCCTGGACCGCCGTCCAGGTCCGGTTGTTGGCCCAGTACCAGGGCTTGTTCTTGTTTCCGGTGTCGTACCAGATGTCCCCGAAGTCCAGGTCGTGGGTGGCCAGGCTGTCCGCCCAGGGCTTGGAGGTGCCGTACCAGGCGGTGATCTTCCCGTCCGCCGTGGTCTGGGCGGTGCTCGCAGCGGCCAGCGCAGCCCCGATCGCCTGGTCCTGGATCACGTCCCAGTGCTTGGTCGAGTCATTCCAGCGGAAGGCCTGGCCGTTGTCGGTGTCGAACCACATGTCGCCAGCGTTCGCGGCATGGCCCGATGAGCCGTCAGCCCAGGGCGGATCGGAGAGGTAGTAGGTAGTGACCGCGCCATCAGCGGTGGCCTGAGCCGCCGTGGCTGCATTCATCGCGTCGGTGGCAGCGGTGTTGGCAGCCGCTGCTGCGCTCGCAGCCGTGGAGATCGCGGTGTCCTGGACGCTCACCCACTTGCCCGCTGCGATGGTGTTCGCACCCACGGAGGCCGCTCGGTAGAGCGCGTTGCCCGCATCGGTCTTCACCCACAGGTCACCGATGGCCAGCGAGACCGGGAACGGGGTGCCCACGTAGAAGGTGGTGATCCTGCTGTTGGCCGTGCTCTGGGCGTTCCCAGCAGCGGTGTTGGCCGCGTTGGCAGCGGTCTGGGCAGTGGCGATGGACTGGTCCTGAGCGATCGACCACTGGGTGCCGGTCCACTGGTAGAGCTTGTTCCCGTCGTCGGTGTCGAACCACATGTCCCCGACATCGCCGGGCACCAGCCCACCCGGGGCGCTGGTCTGGAAGAAGGACCTGACCTTGCCATCCGCGGTGGCCTGCGCGGTTCCCGCATTGGCGATCGCGGTGTTGGCGTTCGTGGTGGCGGTGTTCGCCGTGCCCTGGGCGGCGGCAGCAGCCGCGTTGGCGCTGTTGGCCGTGCTCTGCGCCCCGTCCGCGGCGCTCTGAGCGGCAGGGATGCCGGTGTCCTGCACGAAGACCCAGTGGTTCCCACTCGCAGCCGGGTCGTAGTAGTACTGCTTGTTCGAGGGGGACTGGTACCAGAAGTCCGCGTACTTGGGTGGCGGAACGTCTCCCGCCCCAGGAGCGGTGTTCTTGTTGTAGATGTGCGTCGTGGGCGTGATCGGCGGAACAGCACCCGAGACCACTTCCCACTCACCGGCAGCGATCTGGTCAGCGCCCACGCTCTTGGCGACGTATTGACGGTTGCTGTCCGAGGAGTCGTACCAGACATCCCCGATGGACTGAGCCACCGGAGGAACCGGACCGACGAAGGTCAGCTGTCCTGCCTGGCCACCGGTCACGTCCTCCCAGGCAGAACCGTCGTAGACCTGCAGGATCTGCTCGTCGATCCGGTAGATCAGTTGACCGGGCCAGGCTGCCTCGGGGATCTCCCCGCCCGCGAACATCCGAACAGATGTCGACTCGACCGGAGAGCGCTGGCCCAGGCGAGGACTCTGCGCCTGGTCGTACACCATGAGCAGATGCTAGTGGGGCAGCAGGTCGGAGTACTTCGTGAAGCCGCTGTTGGCCGTGCCCGAGGGCCCAGCGACGCCCTGGTCGCCCTTGACTCCCTGCAGGCCCTGGATTCCCTGGATGCCCTGGATTCCGGGCGGACCGGAGCCGACCCTGGTGATCGTCCAGGAGCCGCCGATGGCCACCGCAGTGGCCGCGCTGGAGCGCACGAACACGCTCACGATGTCGTTGACCGCGGCCCGGTACGTGTGGGTCAGGTCCACGTAGCAGGCCGATCCTGCGGTGGCGCTGCGGCTGGAGCGGGCGATGATCGTCGATCCGGTCTGGAACCAGATGTCGCGGTAGCCCGAGGCCGCGTCGTTGAGCTGCAGCCAGACGCTCAGCATGTAGTCACCGGCAGCATCGAAGCCGACGTTGGTCTGGGACTTGATCGCGTTCAGCTCGTCGTACCCGCCAGTGACCCCGAAGGTGACCATGGTGTCGGTGTTGGCACCGACCGGGTTGGACGAGCCGACCGTGGTCCTGGTGGCCTGCTGCAGGATCTGCCCGATCTGGCCCTGCTCACCGACCGGACCCTGCTCGCCCTGTGGCCCCTGTGGGCCGACGTAGCCGCGCGGTCCCTGTGGGCCGACCCCCTGCAGGACGCCGGTCTTGACCTGGATCGTCCCTCCGTTGACCAGCCGTACGACGTTAGCCATTGACCTTCTTCTTCCTGCCGATAGCTGCTCCGGTGGCGATGCCCAGGCCGGTGCCGGTAGCACCAGAGGCTGCGATGTACGGTCCCACGTTGCGCGCGAAGCTGCCCACAGCGCCCACCTTGGACTTCGGTGCGCTGTGCCGCAGGGCTGCCTTCAGGGCGGTCCGCTGAGCGGGGGTCTGCGACTTCAGCTTCCGCAGCCCGTGACCGAGCACTGCTGCGGTGCCCAGCGCGGTACCGGTGTAGCCACCGATCTCCGCTCCGTGCTTCGCACCCTCCACCCGGTCCCTGGCCTTCTTGATCGGCAGGGATGCTCCGGTAGCAGCACCCAGCGCGCCTCCCGCGACCGCACCGGTGCCGACCTTGATCTTCCCTCTGCTGCCCAGGGCTGCGAACGTGCCGCCCACGGAGCCCAGAGCACCCAGGTTCGCTGCCCGGAACCCACGACGTACGCCACGCTGCGTGGTCTGTGGGTCGACGGCCTTGCTGATCCCATGGTCGATGCCCCAGGCGCTCTGCATCACATCACCGTCGTCCGTGAGTAGACCGTGCACTCACCCTGGATCAGGCGCAGGGTCTGGGTGCCTGCATACACACCACCGTCGTCCACCGTGACGAACATGTCGTACTTGTAGGTGCCAGGCACCATGGCCGCGGTCACCGTGTCCTCGATGTGCAGCTGGATCAGCCCCTCCTCCGAGGACAGGGTGATCTCCGGGATCTCCCCATCGGGGAGCGCGGTGTCGGGCGTGGTCAGGCTCAGCTGGGTCGCGCCGGTCTGGGACTTGATGTCCAGGCGACAGGGAGCGATCACGTTGTAGGGCGAGTCCATGTCATCGGTGTAGATGATGTCGGAGGTGTAGTCCTCGCCCTGGTCGATGTCCATCGGGACGTATGCGGCACCCATGTCTTCAGTCTCCTGACCCGCGCTAGTCGCTGTGGGTGGCCTTCAGGGAGGCGATGTAGTCCTCTTCCTTCTCCCCCATGACCAGCACCAGGTTCTTGTTGATCACCGGGTCGACCTGCTCCAGGCCGGTCAGCCTGGCCTCCTTCATCACCAGGTCCCCAGCCTCGTGCACGCTCTTGGGGTCGCCCATCATGGCCGAGGGCCAGACCGCGGCCAGCAGTGCCTCCAGGCGCATGAACTGCATCCCCAGGAGCGAGTTCCGGTCCAGTGAGGTGAGGTAGGAGGCGTCCTTCTCGAACCGCTCCGTCAGCAGCTGGTAGACCTCGGTCTCGCGCTCGACGCCCAGCACCTCAGCGATCTCAGACGGCAGCTTCCCGCCCGCCCTCATCGAGAAGGCCAGCTCCACCTTCTGCCGATGCTCCAATGACGACTTCGCTGAGCGTCGGGGTCTTCGAGCTGCCGCCTTGTGGGAGCCGATAGGTGTTACCTCGTCCATTACGGAAGTCCTCCACTACCTGAGGTACCGAGACCTCGCCATTGTCCACCATCTTGAAGATCCGCCTACGCACGCGCCCGGAGGTGCCTGCCCAGACTCCGTACTCCTCGCGCGTGGACAGCGCCCACGTCAGGCACTCTGTGAAGACCGGGCAGACATCGCAGAGCTTAGAGGCCGCGCGCACCTGCCGGATCGACATGGTGGGCTGCTCGTCGTCGTCCCCGAAGTAGTAGTTGACCCCTACGCCGCGGCAGTGAGCCTGCATCTGCCAGTCGGGGTAGAGGTCGTCGATGTGGTACGAGACCCAGCGTTCTGAGTCCTGGTCAGGGATCACCTGGTTCGTCTTCGTCAGCCAGCTGTCCAGGGACCAGACGGAAGTCTCGGGCAGACTCCATGGTCTGGCGTCCGTAGAGGGCGATGCAGCAGGCGTCATAGAGGTCCTGGTCATCCCCACACAGGGGAGCATAGGGCCCGTGGGTTACATGGATGTAGTCCCTGATCGAATCTTTGTTCGCATGACCATGACCCACGACCTGCTTCTTCCAGGTCCCCACGTTCACCAGACGCACGTCTGCATGGGAGATCACCGAGGCCATCACAGCGCCCTTCACCTCGGCCAGGCCGATGGAGTACTTCACGTTGTTGCCGACCAGCGTGTCCTCGATCCACACCACGTCGATGCCGTGGAACTCGGCCATGTCATGCACCATCGCGCCCAGGGAGAGCAGCTGCAGGGAGCGGTTCGCGCCCTCCCTGGCTGCCCAGGCCTGCGCGAAGGGGATGTCTCCATCCCACCCGAACATGGCCACCTTGTGGATCCCGAGGTCCACTCCCATGACATTCACAGGCGTCGTCTGCCCACCAGCACGTAGACCAGCAGGACCGCGACCAGGATGATCACGATGATCCACAGTGGGCCCATCAGAGGACCACGATGATGGTCTCGCAGTTCTTCACGATGTCGTTGCGGTTCACGATGCAGCGGTCGCGTCCAGGGCCACCGTTGACGACATCACGGCTGTGGTCCACAGAGCGGATCACGTCGTTGCCACGCATCCCGTACAGACGGTCTGCTCCACCGCGACCGAAGATCCGGTCGTTGCCACCGAAGCCGAAGATCGCATCGGCACCAGCCGTGCCAGGGAGCCGGTCAGCGTTGCGCCCACCGAAGATCAGGTTGAAGCCAGAGGGGACAGGAACCGGAGGCGGAGGAGGCGGCTCACACTCGTGGTGATGACCCCGATCGTTGTCGCAGTCGTGGTCGTGGGCCGAAGCAGTAGGAACGGTGAACAGCCCGATGGCTGCCACGGACGCGGCAACAGCCGCCAGCTTGATCATCATGGTCGGACCGTACCCCTATCTGCGCACGCGCAAGGGCAGAGCCAGCAGGATGATGATCACGATGAGCGAGATCACCACGATCCAGTGGAATGCGTCGTTGCTCATAGCACTTCTCCCTCTGCTTCACCGGTAGCCCTGGTCAGGTCGTACATCTCGTCGGTGAGGTAGTCACCGAAGCCCCACCACTCCACGCCATGGTAGGTGTCTCCAGCGCCCTTGCCGTTGTTGTCGTCGTCCTCCTTCGCGCCCTTGTCCAGGAACTGGAAGGTCTCGCTGTAGGGCCTGTGGTCGCTGCTGCGCACCCTGGCCATCTGATGTGGGCCGTCCTTGACCGTGACCCCTCGGTACAGCGTGCCGTCGATGATCCGGTCGCCCTTGGAGACACCAGGGCTGCCGTCAGGCGCATCCGGGCCACCTGAGAGCGCCCCTCCGTCATGGGGCATCACCTTCCAGGCGATCACGTACTTCTTCCCCCACTTCTGCTTCAGCAGGTCCCTGAACCACTGGTCCTTCAGGTTGACGTTCCAGTCCGCGATAATCAGGGTCGCATCCACGTTCTGCTTGTGCTCCATGTCCTTGACATGGGCAGACCAGTTGTCCAGAGCGGTCATGTACGCGCGCTTGCGGGCCTGCCATCCAGCACCCGTGGTCAGGAAGCCGCCATGGCCCTCCACATGGGCAGGTGGGTGAGAGACGCTCACCAGGAGCCTGTGCCCGCTCGCCTTGTGCACCAGCACCACCGTGGCTGCCCAGATGTAGAGGTTGTGCATCCCGTTCACCCGGTCGAAGGTGTTGTGGCTCAGCCGGATCACCTTCCCCGACTTCCGCTTCCAGGTGTCCTTGCGCCAGGCGATCCCACAGTTGTCCGCGTCATGGCCCTGCTTGGAGTTGTAGTAGTCCCAGCCCGTGTTCCGCATCTGAGCAGCCCGGTTGTCGTTGGTCACCTCAGTGAGGGTGAGCAGGGAGCAGCTCTCGATCCAGACCTGGATGTCGAAGTCCAGGGAGGCAGGAGAGCGGTCGAACCTGCTGCTGCAGTGGATGTGGCGGAACGCGGGCAGGTTGGCCATGCCTCATGCTCTCACTCCACGCGGAACACGTTCAGGGCTCTGATGGCGTTGTTCGGGCCCACCAGCACAGGGTGGATTCCGACCCGCTGCACATGGGCGGTCTTGTACGCAGGGATCACGATCAGGTGCAGGATCGCCACCAGGCCTCCGCTCTGGGTGACCCTGCTCGCCTCATGCAGGATCCTGCCGGGCTTCGGCAGCTCGGTGTGCCACTCGTTGGCCCAGTGGTTCGCGTAGGGCGGGTCTGCGAGCACTCCGGTGAAGGTGTTGTCCTCGAAGGGCAGGTTGTCGTAGGGAGCGACCACATCGGGCTCTGCCTCTGCCCTGATGTCCGTGGTCGTCCCTGGCAGGGCCTTCGTGCCACCGATCGACCCGGCGAACATGTGCAGGGTCTTGTCGGAGATCAGCTCGGGGTAGTAGCGCTTCACGTTGGGGATGAAGCGTCCTGGGTAGCGCTGGAACTGTCCTGTGGAGGGCGGGCCTCCACAGCGCCAGGTGACGATGTCTACCTCGGTCATCGCTTCGCCCTCTCCCCGCACTTCGTGCACTGCTTGAACATGGACCCGACCTTCTCCCACTCGGGGTGATCACACTCGACCGGCTTCTTGGTGGGCACGACCTTGGGCATGGGCTTGGTCTCGTTCTCCATCACCTCATCGTCCTCGTGGAACTGAAGACGATGCGCGATCGCAGGCTGGCCATCAGACAGCATCCACGGCTCATGCTCTGCTAGAGGCCCATCCATCATCAGGGCTCTCTCCACCAGATCGCGGATGTAGCTCGAACGCGGAACCAGGCCTCGTTTCATGTCCAGACGGGACAGTGTGTCTTCAGGTAGCAGTATGTGTATTCGTGTGCTTGTGCTCATGGGCACACGCTAGCACATGCTAGCCCTTCAGTGGGCGTACCTCGAAGCCGCCCTCACACAGGAAGTGGTCGGTGTTGAGGAAGAACTCCTTGTCGTCCGACACCCGCCAGTACTTGCCCTTCACGCGCGTGTCCGCGTTGTAGGAGGCGATCACGTCGATCGCTCCATGACCGGTGTCCTGGTGCGCCTTCAGCTCGTCTGCGAGCGTGGTGAAGGGCTGACCACGGAACACGTCATCGGCGCGGTCGTTGATGTTGGCATCCGCGGCGTAGAAGGCCAGCTTCCGGCCCTTGCCATGCTCCTTGCCCCACTCCCCGATCGCACTGGTCAGCTTGCTGTTGGCCGCGTAGTACTCGTCCTTCGGCTTCCGTCCATGGGTCATGTAGTGACTCACACCCACGCTGACCTGGCCATATGCCTCAGTCCCGAACTGCGCCCAGCAGATCCCACGGTCGGTGAAGCGCTGGGAGCCGGTGTTGGCCTCCAGGGTCTTGATGAACCCGGTCTGGTACGTGCCCTTCACGATCAGCGCCTTCTGCACCGCGATCCAGGTGTCTGCCCGCACATAGAACCTGTACCCGCTGCGTGTGGCCTCCTCAGTCAGTGCCTGCCTCAGCTCCTGCTGTCCCGCCTCAGTGCCCGTGATCCAGGCCAGATGACGCTTCACCGCACGCTCAAAGATCTTCTTCGCGTCACCCTGTTTCTGCCTCTCCGAGTCGCTGAACTGCATGCTCACATGGGCCACATCCAGGATCATTGTTAGCTCACCCTTACTTCGTATGTACTTCCCAATAACAGCGGGTGTCGCTGCCAGTAGAGCCTGATCGCAGCCTCACTCACCCCGCACGCTCTGGCGATCTGGGTGTTGCTCCAACCCTCTGCCCGCGCCCTCACCATCGCCTCCTCATACCGGAGCTTGGCTACCTTGCGCGCCCTCACCGCAGCGTGCAGATCCTCACGGATGCTGTCCCTCGTGCTCTCATCCCGCACCATCACGCTCATGAGTTCCTCCTGTAGGCCGCTCTACCCGCATCGGTGATCCGGTACACGATCCTCGCGCTCCCCGCATCTCCCTGCTCGGTCTTGCCGGTGTCCTCCAAGTACCCCATGTCCAGGCACAGCTCGCTGCACCTCTTCCAGAAGCAGGACCTCATACTCAGTCCCGCCGTCTTCGCAGCATGCTCGCTGTTCATCATCCCGTAGTCCTTGTAGACGCCCAGGAGCAGCATCTTCTGACTCGTGGCCCTCATGCGCACGTCCTTCTCCCCGAGGTGTGAGGTCTCAGGGTCTGTGTTCCTGCTCGGGATGATCCTCCAGTTGTCGCCCATCAGCCTTCTCCGTTCCCGCTGTCGAACCTCTGCTCACTCAGTAGACGCTCCTGGGTCAGTCGCCTGGACCCCAGTTCCGCCATCATCTTCGCCATGTCGATGAACGACCTCAGCTGGCCCGTACGGAACTTGTAGTACGGGCTGCCCCTGATCACTCTCCGGTTCTGCTCCTCCCAGTGGATCAGCATGTCGATCTCCTTGGCCCGCGCGTAGTAGGCCGCGGCCACCTCCATCAGGTCGAGGTAGAAGCCGTCGATCTCCAGGGGTGGGTCAGCCCTGCCGAGGATCACGTTCGCGTACCCCAGCAGCTCCTCGTGCAGCTCGTCGATGCTGGGCAGACCCTCCAGTGTGGTGACATCGGTGAGCCGGTGTGAGAACACCATCGGCTTGGGTGCTCTCACCTCTCCCGCCGGGATGATTCTCATCTCCCCGCCTCGTCCCAGTCGTTGATCGTCAGGCAGCGATCGCGGTACGGGCAGGACATGTACTTCCAGCCCTTCTGGTCCATACAGTCGCTCAACGGCTCGCTCAGAACCTCTGCTCTGGTGCTCTGCCACATGCGCTCTGCCTTGCTCACCATCTCCGTCATCGGCAGGTCATCAGGGCCCACCACGATCTCGGTGTACTCCTGGGTGTCCTTGTTCTCGTAGAGGAACACCCCCTTCTCCTCACCCGTGCAGAGCATGTAGGTGGCCATCTGGTACAGGTGCGGGATCAGTGGCCCGAACGTGCTCACACGACTGAATCCGTTGCTGTTGATGCTCTTCAGCTCCAGGATGCTGCCGTCGTACAACACACCATCCATCGTACCCATCAGATGGTATGCATCAGACTTCACCGCTACCTCGGCGTGTCGCAGCCAGCCCTCGGTCAGTCCCTCCATCTGCCAGCGCAGGTGCATGAACGAGCCGTTCTGCACCTTGGCCATGTTCTTGGCGTCGAACGGGAGCCTGGGCATCCCGATGTACACGAACTGCTGGTACCTCTCACACTCCCCCAACGAGGACGCTGAGATGGTGCCCTGGCGCTTCCGGTCCACCTTCCCGAGCTGTGACTGAGCGAAGTCGATCGCACGCTGTGAGTACATGCGCTCGTCTGCCACCTGGAGCCATGCCTCGTGGCGCTTGGACACCACCAGGTCGGGAGAGGTGTGCTTGATCGTCTCGCTGAACCTCACACCGCCACCTCGCCGTACTTCTCGGTGAGGTACTCATCTGGCCCGAAGTACCTGGGCTTGTCGTCCACACCGGTGATCACGTAGCCACTGATCAGCAGCCCGTTGGCGAAGGCGTTGTCCTCGTCATGGGCCATCGCGTGGTGGTCACGGCACAGGTACAGGTGGTGGTACGTCTCCCCCGCCTTGTCCAGGATCAGCCCACCCCGCGCCCTGGT